TTCTTCTTCAGTGCCATCAGGTTTTTTAGAGTGTAACGGTGCAGCCGTTTCAAGATCAACTTATTCTGCATTATTTGCTATCGTAAGTACAACTTATGGAGCTGGTGACGGTGCATCTACTTTTAACTTACCCGATTTGCAAGACAACGTTGCAATGGGTAAATCTGGAACTAAAGCTTTAGCATCAAGTGGTGGAGCAAACACAGTTGCAGCTTCAGGGACAGTTGGAGGAACAACAGCTAACGCAACTTTATCAACAGCACAACTTGCATCACACTCTCACACAGGTGGAGTAGGTGGTACTGGAGCCGTAGGGGGTGATGCGGCAGGGTCTGCAGTTCAAGGATCCTCTAACACAGGTAATGCTGGTTCTGGTACAGGTCACCAACACAATATGAGTGCAACTTTTACAGGAAGTGCGACTTCGGTTGTACAACCTTATTTAACAATTATTTATATTATTAAAACGTAGGAGAAATTATGGCAACTAACGCAACATGGACAGTAGTATTAGAAGACAAACTTGTTATTAAACAAAGTGGTGATGGTGCTGGAAATGCTTATACTATTGATGATAATGATTTTTGGGGATTAGCTAAATGGAATAATATTTGGGCTATTCAATATGGAACAAATAATCCAAGTGACACTGTAGAATATAGAGACAATACTCCTCATTCTTCTTGGGAAGACGCAAACTTAGGTGATTTTCAAGACTTCATTACTAGATGGGACACAGCTCACTTAGCTAAATTACAATCGGACTGGGATAATAATAATGAATTTGATGACGAAAAAAACCCTGAATCTTCAGAAGATAAAATAGCTAGACTAGGTGCAAGACCTACTTCTTATTCTTCTTAATTTAATCAATATTTATTGTATATTTAAAAGTAAGAACCATTCTTAAATCATTTACATTTCTTCTTACATCTCTAGCACAATGAGGAATAAATCCATCAAAAATTACCACTCTCCCTGGTTTAGGAATAATACTCTTAATAATTTCTTCATTATCATAAAAAACAGTTTCTCCTGAGAAATCTAAATTCCAATTTTTGTTTAAATAATACATAATCGTAATTCCTCCGATTGTATTACTATGATAATCTGTATGTGATTCGTGAACAGTTCCGTATGGATTAGCACTAGCATATGATCTTTCTAATTTTACTAAATCAAATATATTCATATTTTTTAATATTGTTTCTGTTGAATCTTTTAATTTTTTTTCAATTGTTTTTTTAAATTTTAATTTATATACAAATTTTCTCCATTGATTAATATCTTTACCACCTCCTGTAAAATGCCAAGGAACTAGATCTCTAAAGTAAAAATAATTATTAGATATATTTTCATTATCAAAAATATTATCAATTACTTCTATCATTTGATGATCTAATTTATTAGCTAAAGATATTATTCGTAATGATTTTGATTTAAATCTGTCTTGATTATATAAATAAACTAATTCCTCTGCGTCCTTTCCTATTAAATTTTTTATAATTTCTCTATCTGTTTCTAAAACTGTTTTAAATATTTCATTTCCATAAATAGAATGAAATAAACCTGCATAGCAAATGTCTTCATTACATTTCCATTTTCTTAATTTATCGTAAACATTAACTAAATGATGAAAAAAACTTCCTCTATAATGTGGTATTTGTTGAGTTTTTTTGGATATTAAATAATTTAAACAATTTATATATTTATTCATTTTATCTTAATGTCATCCAAGAAGTTAAAATATATTTTTCACCAGACAAAGGGGGATTACCTCTATGAACATATGGAAAACCAGCAGGCCAAATTACTATTTTTCCTTTTTTAGGACTAACTCTTTTTGAAAAATGTAAGAATTCTGTTTCCCCACCTTCTTCTACGTCATTTAAATATATTGTAAAAACAAAAGCTCTTCTTTCATTTTCAGTTCCTTTTCCGTGTTCAACGTGCCAAATATGATATCCTTCAGTAGGTAAAGTTTTTTGTATTTTTAAATCTGTAAAATGAAAAGGAACACCGTAAGCATCGTCAGCTCCAATATTTTTAACATAGTGATTCCAAGCCAAATCAAAATTTATCATCATGGTTTTTAAAGTTTCCCACCACACGTCTATATTGTTACCTGTTGCAAAATATTGTTGATCTTGTTTTTGTAGTATAGAGGATTTTTCAGATTGAATTCTGTTTATTGTTTTTCTAAATTTATCTTGATCTTCATATAATTTTATTGCTTTATTACATTCTTCGTCAGTAATGTAGTTATCATACACACCAATAAAGTTAGTGATATTTACTGTTTTTTCCATTATAATCTGTCTTTCATATTTTAGATAAGTGTAATATAAGATATTATATGCTACAAAAATTAAATTTCAAGCCAGGTTTTAACAAACAAGACACAGAGTCAGGAGCCGAAGGTCAGTGGACTGATGGTGATTTTGTTAGATTTAGATATGGATTACCAGAAAAAATAGGTGGTTGGTTACAATTAACAGCTGGTGGTAAAACATTACCTGGAGCAGCCAGAGCACAAGTTGCATTTACAAGTTTTGCAGGGGAAAAATATTCTGCAATTGGAACATCTCAAGGTTTATTTTTATATTACGGTAATGATTTTTACGATATTACCCCTCTGGATACAGCTATTACAGGAGGCACATTAACCACAGTTAATGGATCGAGAACAGTAACTATTAATAAAGGTTCACATGGTTTAGCTGTTGGACGATATGTAACCCTTTCATCTGTTTCAGTTACAGGTGCATCTGATTTTACATCTGGTGAATTAGAACAAGTTTACGAAATACTAACAGTGCCTGATATAGATAAATTTACTGTTCAAGCTTCACGTGCTGAAGGAGGATCTGGTATGACAGCAGCTGGATCAGTGACTGTTAATCCATATGTTGAAGTTGGACCAACAACACAAACAACAGGATTTGGTTGGAGTACATCAACTTGGAATACTTCTACATGGGGAACAGCAAGAGCAACAAGTTCTGTGACTCTAGATCCAGGAAACTGGAGTTTAGATAACTTTGGTCAAGTATTAGTTGCAACTATATTTAATGGTAAAACTTTTACATGGAATGCAGGTGCATCAAACGCTAGAACTATAAGAGCATCACTGACTACATCTAATTTTCAAACTACTAATAACCCCACAGCCAGCAGATTTACACTAGTATCAGATAGAGATAGGCATTTATTTCATTTTGGAACTGAAACAACTATTGGAGATACTTCAACACAAGATCCGATGTTTGTAAGATTTTCTAATCAAGAAGATTTAAATACATATGCACCAACAGCAACCAATACTGCGGGTACATTTAGATTGGATACAGGTAATGAAATACGAGCAGCACTTCAAGGTAAAGATTATGTGTTTGTCATAACTGATCTTGCTGCTTATGTTATTCAATTTGTTGGTCCCCCATTTACATTTAGTGTTAGACAAGTTGGTACAAACTGTGGATGTATTGGTCAACACGCAGCGACGTTTGTTAACGGTGTTGTATTTTGGATGGGATCGCAGGGTGGATTCTTTGTGTTTGATGGTACAGTAAAATCTTTACCATCATTAGTAGAAGATTTTGTATTTAGCACAGACGGAGATAATCTTGGATTAAACTTTAATTCTAGAGATGTTATCTTTGCAGGTGCAAATAATTTATATACAGAAGTAAATTGGTTTTATCCAAAAGATGGGTCTGATCAAATTGATAGATGTGTAACATATAATTACGCAGAAAATTGTTGGACAACATCATCTTTAGATAGAACAACCTACCAAGATCAAAGTGTATTTGATAATCCTTATGCTACAGATTACGATGATACATTAACACCAGTCTTTCCTGCCATATTAGGAATTACAAATAAATATGGTGCTAGTATTTATTACGAACACGAACAAGGTACAGATCAAGTCAACAGTACAGCGACGACAGCTATCCCTGCGTTTATACGATCTGGAGATTGGGACATAACATCAAGACGTAGTGCTCTTGGTCAACAAACAGGTGTTGCAGATTACAGAGGGGATGGTGAATTCTTTATGGCTGTTAGAAGATTTATACCTGATTTTAAATATCAAACAGGAGATGCACAGATTACTTTGTTTGTAAGTGCATATCCAGATGACGTGGCTGTTAGTTCTCCACTAGGACCCTTTACAGTTACGGCAGCAACTGATAAGATAGATACCCGAGCTCGAGGTAGATTACTGTCTGTTAAGATAGAAAACGATGGCACAGGTGAAACCTGGAGATATGGAACACTAAGATTAGACGCACAACCAGACGGTAGAAGATAATGGAATTTTTTTTTAATCCTGCAACAGGTAGAGTAGAACAAAGACAAGTTGATAACAATTTACCATTTAGATCAATGACTGATATGGCTAGTGAAATTAATCAGTTTCCTTTTTTATCTCCTAATCCTACAACTTCTTTAGATCCATTTAAAAATACTGTAGCACCTATGGCTGTAAATACAGGAATCCCATCAACATCTGCAGCGTTTTCTTTTCAAGATTTTTATAATCCTATTTATGATCCATATAATCCAGAAAAAGATGATGAACAGGTGGATTATATAGGCAACAGACCTAATAAAATTCAAACTGGCATAGCTAAACTATTTGAATTTTTACAAAGATTCTCACCTACAGCTATAGTTGGAAGAGGTATTGATAGTCTTAGAAACAGAATAGATACAAGAAGAGCTATCCAAAAAAATATTGACAGAGACACTCAAGGAACTCTAAATACAATTATAAGTCCTAGAATCCTGAATATAAAACCAACAGCTCAAGACATAGCGAGAGGTGGAGGTAGTATACCAACTAAAACCACTTCAAAAAGAACATCGCCTCAAGGTGGAATGCAAGCAGAAAGAACTAGATCTAGAGATTTAGGTAGAATGAGAGGCGGAGTAGGTAGATAATGGCTAAAGTAACAAACTATATACCTGAACCAAAACAAGAATATGACGTAGAAAATCAAAGACAGATATTAGAGTCTTTAACTACATTACAGAATCAACTTAACTTTTCGTTTCAACAAGATTTAAAAAACGAACAGGATGCGTTTAATTACTTTTTATCATGAGTATAAATTATAAAAATCAAGGTTTTAAACAAACCGGCACAGGTAAAACTACTGTTCTTACTTGCCCTACA